GGGATGGACTGAGAAGTTGCTGATGTAAAGATCTTGATTTACCAGGTGCTCCTTATCGATAAGTTCGAAGGTCATTAAGCGAGTCGTTCCGGTCGTGGTTTGACCGGCCCATGCAATTTGTCGATTGTCTGAAGCATCCCAGTCGGCTCCGAGATCGTAGTTGAGTCCGAGTGCGCATTCAGGGTCATCCCCTGAAGCAATTGAGATCGCCCACACATGGAATTCATCGACTTTCATAGCGTGAGTCAATCGTCCGTCATCGACGATGAGCCGTTTGACGCTGTTCGGTTCAACACGACCTCTTAGTGTATGCCGCTTCATCACTTCTTCCCTCCTGCTATTTTGTGAGCCGCACGCACAGCCGCCTTGAATCCGTTCTTCTTCCAGTTCCCGTTCTTGAGTTTGTACTTCGAGGACACACGCTTGAAGGCCGCCTTGTATTTCCGGTTGTATGCGGATACCTTGCGCTTTTTGGGTGCTTCACCAGCGGCGACGGCACCGGTGGCGGTCCCTTCGACAAATCCTTGCACTAGGGCGGGAGGCAATCCGGTAGCGGCGGCAACAGGCATGAGTAGAGCATCCGCTAACGTGCGCATTTGCATTGCAAGCATCTCCTTGCGTCGACACTCTGGGTTATTACAAGCCAATGAGTCCACCTCATTGCTGGCTCAGTGCGAGAGCCATAGCGGCTGAAGCATTCAAGGTTTCAACGGTACATTCCATAACGATGTTAATCTCTGAAATACGGTCGGCCCCCTGGTCAACACCTAGATAGATTTGCTCGACACCGACCAGGTATCCATTCTTCCACTCTTGAGGTGAAATGTCCTGGGTTTCTTCAAGCAGGGAAAGAATTGCACCCGCATCAGCGGCATAGGTAAGTTGCCCACTAGAGATTAGCGACTTGTTGACCGCCGTGATCATAGATGCTTGGGATTGAGTGGTGAGTTGGAAGGCGACGGCACCGTCTTCATTGGGGGTGAGGGTAGCAGGGAGTTCCAAAGGGGTTCCATACTGCACAGATATGTTGTGGATGCGTAGAACACTCTTGCCCAGAGCATCCACATAGGCTCCTAGGTCAATGCTTGTTTGTGCATAGGTGGTGCCGTTTGTCGGTGTGCTTGCTCGAATAAAGAAACTGTCAGATTTCGCCATGATCCCTCCGACATAGTTCTAGTGTAAAAAGTAAACCTAGTGTTCTTGTGCATCCAGCACCTTAATCTTCTTTTTCATAGTGGCTACGCCTAATGCGTTGCAGGTTATCGGGGCCTATGGGCTTACGCACGACTTACTTATACATACATACTTATTAGGAGAAGCCTACTGGGTTGTAGTATGGGAGTAAACAAAACCATCAGTTTGGACGCACAAACTGCATTGATAGCGGAGAGGATGCCTAATTTTAGTCAATTCGTCCGTAATTCATTGAGAAAATATGCGAGAATGGAGATGAAAAAGGCACTACCGGAGCACATTGCTCCCGAACCTGCCAGAAACTGGGGCGATCAGAAGGATAAATGCAATCCTCGACACATGAAAGGTCGCTGTTTTGTTTGCTGGGGTGATGAATGATGGCTAATCAGAACACATTTTTGTGTGAATGCGGTCGTGTAATCGGAAGGATGCCCAAAAGTGCCTATCATTTGCCTTGGAACGCCGAAGAAGGCGACCCTGTCCACCGTGGTGTCATGTGTGGCGGTTGTAGGTTGAATTGGATTTACATCAACGGTGGCGGAAAATATGTCAATGTCAAGAAATGTTGCTTTGGAATCAAGTGCAATGGTGATTGTCAATGAAGGAGTTCTGCCCTCGATGCGACTGGACTTCAAAAAAGAGTCATTCTACCCAATGGGTTGCGTTTATCTGCGATAAATGTTGGTTTGGTGAAGACCATGAGTGAAGTTATCAACCATGTAGAAGGTCTGAAGGCTCAATTAGAGGAATGGTTGAACATCATGTCGGACGATCCACACTTCGCTCCACCCGCATGGGTCATGGAATCGATGTGGACTCGATTAAATCTAATCTTAGCCCTACTCGATCACAAGTAGGGAATCAATGCCATAGCAGTTCGTACAGCCTCGAACCCGCCGACCATAGCGAGAGTGAGAAAGGACGCGATCAGGTTTAACTTGATGAGTCCCTCGATGTTTGTGTCGTTCTCTGCTCGTCGTTCTTCTCTGGTCATCAACCATTGAGCAAACCTTTCAGTTCGTGTGTTTGATTTTTCAATTGGATTTTCATCTTGTGACATTTTGGCTGGCCTCCTTAATTAGCGTTAGAATTGCCTGATCATCGCTGAGTGTTACTGCTGTAAGAGTGATTAGGTAATTGGCGGGATGGACTGAGAAGTTGCTGATGTAAAGATCTTGATTTACCAGGTGCTCCTTATCGATAA